AAAGTCATATAAATCAACACTTCTAGACCAAAAGTACAAAAGTACACTTTTTTTTGCTACTTTTTTTAAAAATATTTTTAAAACTTTCTAGATCCCTATAGTAAAGCTTTATCTGCCTTTTTTTCGCCATAATGTAGCCTCAATACAGCCAACTTGTCCTCGGCACTGGCAATAACGTCTATAAGCTTGTCAACCTCGCCAGTTATATCAAAGTGTTCCGGGATAACTATCTCATGATCGTTAAAACACTTAATTTTATACGTGGCATCAGCTATATCAGCCTTGTACCTAGCAATTAGCGTTGCTTTCAACTTGTCGTTCATCGCGTCTCCTTCCTGAAAAACCCTCTATTTGTCTCCAATCTTTCTTTTGTTTAAATGTCATAGCTTGTTTCTTACATTCTCTCGCTTCTTTTTTTAATCCTTCTTTTTCTAACCACTCAGAGTGTAACAACAATATGTTATTCATCTCTGGTGAAGTCTGCGCTCGTAATGGATACTTGCGCTTGCTCTTTTTCATCAAATTTAATGTCATGATACATGTCCAATCGTTTTAAAAATTTATGTTTGTATTGTCTTAATTCAGGTCCTTCGATGACATATTCCTGGTAATATAGGTCAGGAGTACATATCATTATCACACCCTTTTCTATTGCAGACTCATGAACATAGTCATGAGCCATTGCATAAGCTGCAATCTGTAAATAATAATCTTCAATCCATTCTTTCTTTTTAGGTCTGTTAGCCTGTTTAAAATCAACTATTGCATCAACACCATTGTGACTGCAAACCAAGTCAGTAGACCCAGCGTATAGCCCAGGATAATACATCGTAACTTCCGAGCCGTAATACTCTTCCACAGGTGCAAGACCGATCTCAATAACTTTTTCGGCCATGGCTTTCGCCTCCTGTCCGAGCCCTGTAAGATCATCGTACCCAGTGCCGAGTATATAGTGCTCGAGGAATTTGTGCATGCTAGTCCCTCGCTTACTAGATAAATTCTTGATTCGCTCTGCTTCTGCTTCTCCAACTTTAGCCTTCCAGTCTTTTAAAAATTGTTGATTTTTGGTTTTGCCTAATACAGTAGTTACAGACGGAAGTCTATACCCGGCAACATCATAGATCCGTGATCCTTGGTCCATGATCTGTGTACCTTGTAAATAGTTGTATTTATTACTCTTCTTTATCATTCTTAATCACAAATGTATTAATCACCCACCATGCAATCAACGCACCAATGAGCGTGGCTCCCATACCAATAAAAAATAAACCAATCATAATTTCTTTTTTAATTCTTTTAAGTAGTCCTCTTCTTCCTTACGATTGTGTTCTCTTACAATCGCGGCCTGTTTTCTAAATGCCCATGCACTTATTCTTCCGGACCAACCCATAATCCATAAATATATTTTTAGTTTCATTTATATTTCCTTATCGTTTTTAAAACTTTTTCGAGTCTTTCTTCTAACACGTCATAAGTTTTAGCATCCGCTTTCATAGCATTAGCCCAGTCTTTTACAAAGGACCAATTGTCTGGACTATTGTCAGTTCGATCTCCGTTTATGTGATCAACATGGACATCACTACCTTTAGCCATAATTATTTCATCAGTTAGTTTACATCTAACGTATGGTGTCATGATCGGTGTACCATCATCGTAAAAGTCAGGTTTACCGGTCCATTGATTAACTGCCTGGAGTTCATCTTTTTCTTTTTTCATTCCAGGCCATATCTTATTTAGACACTCAAATAATTTAGTTTCTTTATGTTTTAAACCCATTCTATTTCTCCTGTATGTATTTTTATCTTTTCTACCATACAAAAAAGCTCTACCCTTTTTTCTAAGTAATGTTTCATTATATGGTTGTACGTTTTCATCTTTTTTAGTTTCATAACAAAATCTCCAAACCTTTCTCCATTCTCTTCTACCAGATCTTGACTTAATCTTTTCAGCAGCTCCTTCACTCAAATGATAGTTGATAGTGCCTTTACTACAGCCAAGTTCTTTAGCTATTTGTTTGTAAGATTTACCTTCCTCTCTTAATTTAAAAACATTTTCTTTTAACTGTCTTTTAATTGAAAGATTATTTCTCACCTACACTACTCGTAAAAACCCATCTTACCATAGCAGTAGACGGATCGTATCCATCAAATTTTATTTTAGTGCACGCTGTTAGTATCACTGTCATCGATAAGATTATCATCAACCGTTTCATAAAACTCTCCTTCCGAGTCACAATCCCAACACTGGTGTACTTCGCTTTTATCTCTAAAATCGTCAGACGGATTGCCCGTTAGAGTTGCCACTCTAACGTAGCCATTACCGTGACAAGTATCGCATATAAATTTTTTAACGCGTCTTAATTTTAACTTTGCCATTTAACCTTCTCGCTTTCTCATTTGCTATAACTTCAATTGTTTTAGATATGCTTAATTTGCCATCGGGCAATAATACCTTCGACAACGCTTCTAAAACACTATATGTCTCTTTTTGAAGAGAAACATTTTTGTATTTACTCATGTCTGTCATGCTTGTTTCCTTTCATAATAAGACGTTTATATAATATATAATGTAGGATTGTCAATGAAATTTATTTTAACTTTTATATTTTGTTCTGGAATGGTTGGTTCTTGTCTACCACCAATAGAACATACTGGTGGATCTTACAAGGATTTATACACATGTTTAGATGCCGGATATAGAGAATCCATAGTTCAATTAGAAAAACTTGGTCCTACTGATGTTAATGAAAAAAGAATATTTATAAAGTTTTATTGCTCACCTATGCAAGAAACGTAATCCATATCAACCCCCCTGGTTTCCGTGCACGTACTCCCAGGAGAGCAAAGGCTCCACACCTCCACAGTAATTGCTGCTTCGTAGGTTGCCGTAACAGGGACTAGCGCGAGGCTTTGTATGCGACGGAGGTCCTTTTCAAACTCTATCTACATATACAACCAAAAAAATCACCACTACCATCATTCATAACATGACGATTTATTTCATCGTAGTATGTCGTTAACTTTAATCTTAGTATGTCACAAAGATCAAAGCAGGTTAACATAACTTTTTTTACTAAAGTTAAGTCCTTGAACATTTCTTTTTCCACGGGAACTAAATGATACAACCCGTCTGTTAGAATTATCAGTTCCATATTTTTTTGTACCCCAATTTATTACATTTTTTAAACCTGGTGCTTTTATTTCTACATTAACACCGTATGGTTTCCATGCTCTTTTCATTAGATTTAATTCTAATAAGAATACAGACCATTGTTTTTGTGTAATACCTTTTGGTTTTATTGTTATTATTTTTTCTTTCATGCTGTATATATAGGATATCGAGGGATATTTGTCAACCCCTAACGTCCCTGGCCCCGGTATTTTTTATACGAACGTCGCTTAGATTTGTTCATTTTGCACAGGCTAGGATTACGTCCAATTGATGTTTTGTGAAAAACAGGCTCGTGTGCTATTTTTTGATATAAACCTTTAGCTTTTGCCATCTCCAAAATACTTATCTAGTTTTGATTTTAATGTATTAGGACTTAGTGTTGGTATATAATTAATTGCTCCATTTATATGCTGTTCCATGTCAGCACCACAATTTATACATCTATAAAACTCTCTTGTAATTCCAACTAATATAGTGTGTTCACTACAAGTTGGACAAACTCCGTTAACTACTTCAGTCTGAAATCTTACGAATTTTTTTTCTGTCATATGCTTTCTTATTCTTTATCACAATTTGACGATAACGTCTATCTTTCAAATATTTTGCTATTGGATTCTTTTTCTTAGTCAAGGATTAATGAAGTGATTTTCTTCTCTCCCATGTATATCTCAATGTTAGCCTTAGACTTTAGGCACTGATAAGTAACTCTATCTTTAGAGCTTTTGTCCTTCATAGCATAACGCTTAGCCTTTAAACAATTTGATAATGAGTCCTGTATACGGTGCTCGACAATTTTATTATCTACAATAAGTAACAAAGCAAAAACAACTTCAACCATTAGTGTGCTCCATTACCATTTCTAATTAATTTTTCTACGTCTTCCGTAAGTTTTTTTGTTCTATCTTTTAAAAATTCTATGTTTACTGCATTGTTTCTCATACTCTTAACCTCTGCATCTACTTCCTCTAAAACACCTGCGAGGTGCTCCACCAACATAAAGAGCTCCGCCTCTCCAGAAGACTGACCAAGTTCTCCACGTGGATATTTAATTCTAAATTCTGAGTTTTGCTCTAAATCTTTTTGCATCAACTCTATCTTTGTAGCATGATTATTTAATGTTTCATGCAATCCAAAATATGCCCAGGTCCCGATAGCCACCAACGCGATCAGCGAGGCAACCGTCTTCATAGGCATTTGGACAGCTGCCTCTTCCGATATATTTAAAGGTTTTTTACTCATCTAATAGGTATATACCCTGGTTCCATAAAGAAAGCCATTAAAACAAATAGTATGATTAATACTGCTGTGAATGTGTAATTCATAGCGGCCCATCTTACTTACTATTTAACTATTAAAGCGACTACTAGAATAACAAAAACGATAGTTTCGATTTTGTGGTTTTGCCAGTAGTGGCCTGCTTTACTTTTAATTTTGTCAATCATTTTTCTTCTCCTCTATTTCGTAAAAGAAATTATCAGTATCTTCTGTACGCCACTGTTGTGTATCTTCTACATTCCAATAGTTAGTTTGAACCTTCCAATCAGGCACTTGGTCCTTCACCGTAAACGATGGTATGTCCCAAATAAGTCTGTTGTTAGGTTGTGCTGCAAGTACGTGAGCGCACTTATGCTCGTGCGGGATCTCAGAATGATCAGTGTCGAGTATATTAGGCTCTGGATGTGCAAAGTCAACAGTAAATAAATAACGACCATGATGCCATTTTTTATCTTTACCGATATATTTACCTGCTTGTGATTCTAAGATGTCCCAACTAGTAACAGCAGGATAGTAACTAAAAGAGTTCCAAAGCTGAAGCTCATCAAGTCTACGTTTAGGTACATCCGTAACTTTAAATCCGCGTTGTATAAATGCTGTAATAGGTAATCGATAAAAGACTGCACCATTCTCCATAATCGCATGAAACAATAATGCCCGACCCGTAATACAAGTGACACCAAATATGATACAATCTTCGACTTCTCCATGATGTTTTTTAAGATCGTAAAGATACTCTCTCCTTATTTGTGCATACTCTACCGGTATATTTGCATTTAGATACGCCATAAAAACTCCTCATTTAATTGTACCCCAATTTGGTCCTGATTCATAGTCCACTTTGTTAGGCACTTCTAATTGAACAGCAGACTCCATAATATCTTTTATTTTATCTGCGTTATCACTAACAGATATATCAAGTTCATCGTGTACTTGTATATGTGGTGTGATGCCTTCTTTGTGTAAATCTATCATTGCTTTTTTAGTCATGTCAGCTGCAGATCCTTGTATCAATCTATTCAAAGCTTTGTATGTGTAAGCTCTTTTGATCCCT